CGAGCGGCCCGGTCAGTCCACGATCAATCGGAGGCGGCAGCGGCTTGCGCGGTCGCTTGGTTGGTGGCAATCCTGCGCCGGGGATCGACTGACGTTGCGAGAGCGGGTTGTTGATCGGGTCGGGCATCAGGATTTCTCGTATGCAAGGGCTTTGATTTGGTCTACCGTCATGCGCTTAGAAACGCCGTTCGGCTGTTTCACTTCGTAGGACGTAGCAAAGGCTGGCGGGTTGGTCTGCCCGCTGCGGAAGTCAAGCGTATACCCAAGGCGCTTGAGCGCCGCTTCGGCTTGGTCGATGGTCAGCTTGCGCTTGCTTGTCGGCAGAGCAAAGATGCCCAGTCGGCGCATGATGGCCTTGCGTTGGCTCACGCCTTTGCCTTTGAGCCGGGGCGGGAGGACTCTTCTGGTAGCCCCGCTGCGCGGCGAATGACATCTCTTTCCATGAACGCGCCATGCTTAACCGTGATTCCGCCGCCCATATATTGTTCCTTGGTCACAAGTACCTTGGCATCCTTAAACGCCTTGAACGCCTTTTGCGCTTGTTCGCGTGTAATTCCACCAAATTTCATAAGAACAGCAATGAAGTTTTCGTAACCCTGTTCTGCGCGAGTGTGCATAGGAGTCAATGCAACACGCATAGGGGTTTCCATCTTCGCCTTCACGCCGGGGCGGGAAGCCTTGGCCTTCTTTAGCGGTGGCAACTTCTCGTTCATTGCGTTTGACGCGCTGACCGCCTCTTGTAACGAGCGATAGGTCTTTGCGCTGACGGGCTTTCCGGTTCGATTCGACTTTACCGTGTATGCACCCTTGCCATTGTCATCTGCAAAGGTGGCGCGGTCGTCATCTTCTGGGTAGTAGTAAATGTACTGGGCATCTTTCTTGACAATGATGTCAGAGGCCGCCATCTTCGCTTTCGCGCCGGGGCGGGCGAAGCCCTTGTATGGCTTTGACAAATCTAGGATTTGAACCCGGAACGAATGCCAGCCCGCTGCCGCTGCACGCTTCTTGACATCTTCCATCTGGGCAGGAGTCTTGGCTTGCGTTGAGAGAACCTGCTGGTGAATGGCATCAGTCTCGCCCTTTGGCAGTCCCCAAAGCACATATTCCTTTTCAAACTTCGCCTTCACGCCGGGGCGGGAGAAATTTTCGCTACTAGCGATACGCCATCCGGGTTGCGCCTTTGCAACAGAAACCTGACGCTCAAACGCTCGGAGTGCTTCGGGGCTTGCTGTGTTGCTTTGAAAAATTTGCTGTCCTAAATCAAAGGCTTTTTTTGCATACTTGGCAGCATCTGCAATGTTTTGCTTGAGTCGCGGCGCTTGCACTTCCACAAAGCGGCCAAGACTATTTATTGTTGGAACGATACGGCTATAAAGCTCCATCCCTGTTAGATCAAACTCCGCCTTCGCGCCGGGGCGTGCGGCGCTGGTAGATTCAGAATCTTTTGGAGCCTCCACAAACACATAGAATGAGCGTCCTCCGGAGGATGGGAACTTAACACCCCCAAGGTTGTGTTTGTCACTAAATGCTTGTGCTTGTGTCCTGTTGGCAAAGCCCTTGGCATATCCATCCTCACCAGCTGCGACTACTGCAAAATTTCCGTATCTATTTAACTTTGCAGTTTTGCCTGACCAACCGCTTGCCATCTCAGCCTTCACGCCTTGCGCCGCGAATCCCAAACGCTTCTCGATGTCTTGCTTGCTCATGTGGTTCCTTTGTTCTTGCCGTGATTCTCGCCTTTGCAACTACAGTCGCAAGCAGGCCCAGCCGCGTTCCTGCACTTAGCGCCGCAGGTTGTTGGCTTGTTGGTTGGTGTGTACATGACGAAACGCGTGATCTCTCGCGGTGTGCCGCTAACGAATCCAACCCAGTAGAGTCGGTCGTCTTTGATGGGTTGCAATTTATTGAAGTCGTAACTCCATCCGACTTGTGCGTCTGGGAAGAGCTTGCGAAACTCCACCCCGTTGACCGTTTCCCGATCTCTTGGGCCGAGTTTGCTTAGACCCGCGTAATACTGCGGCTCCGGTGCGCCGCGCCATGCGGCTGCAAATCCAAGACGGCGCTCAATGTCGTTTCGGCACATGGAACGCATCGTAGCGATTCAACCGAACATTCTGCGCTTGACTGCGCGAGAATCGAACATCCTGCTTGTGTCGGTTGCCACCGTGACCGCGCCGCCCGAGGTCACCACCGTGCCGCTCGACGCTGCGGTGCAGAGGTCAACGATGCAGTCCACCGTGTCGTCATGGCTACCAGCGGGGAACGCCAGCATTTCGTCAAGGGTGGAACGGAAGTCGGCGTGGACTTGCCCGTCATGGTTCTGAGGGAACAGGAGCTTCCCCTGCTCAACGAACGGCTGGGCGGCGGCGGCTCGTAAATGCTTGTCGGCGGTACGGGTGACAGCAATGACGGGCTGGTGGCAGTCTTGACGGAATTGGTCGAATACGCCCTTCTGCGGCCCGTTCGCTTCCGCCAGCACCATGCCTACGCCACGGCGCTCGACGAGGTCTTTCGCCATGCGGGCAAAGTCGGGGAACGACTCGCGGACGCGGAGGATGTCGGTCAGGTACAGGTTGCGGGCTTGGTCAACCTCCCCCACGATGCAGACCGAGTAGTCGGGGTCGTCGCGCTCTTGGCGTTTCTTGCCGTAGCCCCAGTCAATAGCGGCGACCGTGCGCGTACCAAGGGGAACCGTGCCGGAGCGGTAGTAACGCGTCCATTCGGGTCGGAAGATCAGGAGGTCGGAGGACAGCGGAACGAGTTCGTAGGCGCGGGCGTATGCCATCGGCCCCATCTCGCGGCGCTTCTGCTCGAGGATCTCAGGGGTAAAGACGCTTGCCCACGGGCTAATCAGTCCCCGGCAAGGCTCGCGTAGGAGCGTGCCAGCGCGTTCGCATTCCCTGCGCCAGTCGGCGGTGATGTCGTCCGTATGGAAGGGGGTCGCCGTGCGCCAGATGCGGGCGGGGTGCTTGGCGGATGGGTCAAGCATAGGGAGCCAGATGTTGTTCATCGCCTCCTTGACCTGTGCGCGGAGGGTCGGCTGGAGGACGGCGTTGCGTAGGTCGCAAATGTCATCCGGCCAAAGAACGTCGGCGCGTCCGCCCGTGCGCCCAAAGATGCCGGAGGCTTGGACGGACGGGTCACGCCTTGCCCCTACCCCGGGTGCGGTGATTGACCACGCCATGACCGTATCTTCCCCGGGCTTGAGTTCAACGTGCGGGAAGGTGGCGCGGTATATGGGGCTGCGGATGATGTCGCGCAGGAAGCGGGATGTGGCGCTTGCAGCTTCGTCGTTCTGCCCGATCAGCTTAAACCGTGTTGCTGGGCGGCGACCGAGCCACCATGCGGCAAGGTAGGTGAGGGTCGAGGTCTTGGCGTGTCCTCGGGGTAGTTCGGCGTACCAACTATGGTGCTTCAGCCCGTGCGCGATCAGGGTGCGCTGAAGGTCGGAGACGGGCTTGCCGAGGCACAAGGCCAAGAAGGCAACCGGGTTCTCCCGCGCTGCGGCGACCGCTTGCTCCGGGGTCAGGCTTTGCGCTTTGGTTTTCGCTTTGGCTTTGGAAGGCACTTGGGAGGCTGGATCTGGTTGAGGCTTTGAGCAACGGCATCAAGGGCTTGATCTCCAAGGTCGTGGATCACTTCGACGCGGTCGGTTGCCGTACCAGCGTCAAGGCGCAGGATGCGGTCGAGCTGCACGGTCGCGTCTACGCGGTCACGGGACAGGGATGCAAGGACTTCTACGGCTCGCACGCGAGTGCGGGTATCCATGTTCGGGTCGTTCATCACGTCCTGTAGGAAGGCGGGCGCAGACTTGGCGGCCTCGGCTGGAATGTCCCAACCGCCGTAGACGGCTCGCTCAAGGCAAGAAAGGTGCAGGGTCTTGTCGCGGCGCGTGACAAGGTCGCGGACATCCCCCTTCCCCCTATCAAGGGGTGCGTCTTCTGTCATGATCGTACCTTCCGCTTCCTCAGAATCAACTCAAATCCGGCAGCGTGCGCGATTGCGAGCGCGGAGTCGAATGCAGGCTTGCGCCTCCCGTTGCGTGTCCCCGGTGTCCCGAGGAGGCAGCGGACGGTATGGGCGCGGAGGATGCCTTCTGCATCCATGCGGTTTGCAAGCTCGCCTCTGGTCATGCCTTGCCCCTCAACGGCGGTGCGGATGTGTTCTTTGAAATCGTCGTAAGTGTTGATGGCGGTGGCGGACATATGCTTGCGAGTATAGCGCCAGATGGAGACGGTCGGCGCGAAACGCTGACGGAGCGGTTCATTTCCTTGCTGTGGGGGTCTTGTGCCCATCGCATGAGGACGGGGATGCGGACGGTGAACCAGTCGGTGGTGGGTAGTTTCTTGACGTACTCCTCGCGGAATCGGCCATGGATGCGGTGTCGGACTTGCACGCTGGTGCGGAAGGGGCTGACCTGAATGACGATGCCGTCTTGATCGACGGCAACAATCCCGGTTGCTGTTCGCCCGACCGTGAAACCTTCGTGCGCGAAGTAGGTGGCGAGTTGATTGAGCTGCTGCGCTATCGGCTTACTGGTGTATCTCATGAGTCTCCTAGATTCCCCTGTGCGGCGTTCCTTGTGGCGGGATGGGGTGGAAGGCGTGTTTGTGGTTCAAGCGCGTCTCGGGGCAACCCTGCCCCGCTGCGAGCGAACGTAGTCAACGGCAACGGCGAGGACGCGGGCGGTGGTGGGGACGTAGGTCATCATTTCGCGCACGGCTTCGATCTCGGCATCGGTCACGGTGGCGAGCGTCTTTGTTGCCCATGCCTCCCATTCTGCAAGCTCGCTCGCGCTCGGCGGAATGCAGGTCTGTGCGCGGGTGTCCTCGATCTCGGTACTCGCCACCCCGGCGGTGTGGGCGGTAGCGGTGATCTTGCAGTACGCCTTGTGAATGGCGGACAAGTCGGGGCGGCTGTCGCGTTCGAGGCGGTGCTGCTTGATGCATTCGCGCAGGATGTCCTGCTTGAGTTGTCCCCAGCGTTCGTTGAGGAGGTCACCCTCCTCCGGGGTGGGCTTGTACTTCGGCCACAGTTTGCACAGATAAATCTTGTTGTCGATCCACGTTGTTGATGTTGTCGTTTGCATATTGAAATCCCGCTCGCTCAAAAGGGTACTAGTCGAGGTTTTTCCGCCGCCGTTTTCCGAGTTCGTTTTGTTAGTTGAATGGACGAGTTAGGATCCCTGTCCGGATTCCGGACATCTCCTGTCCGGATTTCAGACATCTGATGTCCGGATTTCGGACAGGTTGGTGTCCGGATTTCGGACAGGTGGATGGTGTAGGTAAGAGACTTCCCTGTACCTTTGGTGGTCAAGATTCCGCGATTGCGGAGGTTGCTGATTATGGTGTTTACGGTCGTCCGCGCCATGCGACATTTCGCCGCCAGTTTCTTCTGACTAGGGTACGCCACTTCGCCGTAGTCGGCGAGGGCGAGGATGACCAGCAGCTCCCCCGCGCTCAAGTCTTGGACGGTTGCCCAGATGTCGGATGGTCGTAGTCGTGCCATGTCTTTACCAAGGCCGCAGGTAGGGCGGGGAGCGGCTGCGGGCTGACCCGCCCCACCTACAGTTGTCGAGAATTTGAGCAGTTGCAGCCGCTCGGCTATTCCCACGTTGGGAATCGCTGGAAATATGATACCATAAACCTGCCACCATGTGGCGGGGCGGCCTTGGTCGCTCCTTACCTCACCCCCGGAAGCGCGGCGTGTTGATCGAAAGATCCGCGCCGCGTTTGTTTTTAGGCGTACCAACCGCGCCAGCCGACCACCAGCGCGGCTGGCACACCGTCAGGAATAATATCAATGGGCTTGTGTTGACAAATTCAAGTCGCAAGTGTTGACAGCCGATATACAGGGGAGTACCATCCCCCAAGTCAGAGGCGCGTGCCGCTGACACCACACCCAGTTTGAGAGGACTGAACCGTGAGTACCAAGATCAAAGTCACCGTCACCAACGCATTTATTAACCCGCACCTTGCCCGCGTCTACTGCGACGTTCTTGTCGCAGCCGCTCGTGAGATTGACGATGCCGTAAGCCAGCGCGTGATCCGCGCCCACAACGAACGCGCTTGCGTTGACGTAGACAACGAGGCGGCATTTGACGCTTGCATTGACGAGATCTACGCCGCTGAAGCTGCCTTCCTTGCTTGCCACAAGAACACCGAGGTGACACTTTGACCGCCCGCCGTACCGACCCCACGACCAGCCATATGGCCGCCGAGGACATGGTCAGCAAACTTGCAGGGCTGCAAGCCGCGCTCCTAGCCGCCTTCAAGGCGGCGGGGGCGTACGGGTTGACCTCGGACGAAGCCGAAGCCGCAGCACACCTCCACGCCGGGGCGCGTCGCCGTGTCAGCGAGCTGCACGCGGCAGGGCTGATTGCCCCGACTGGCGCTACCCGACTCGGTCGCGCTGGTAAGGCGCAACGCGTGTTCGCGGCTGTTGTCTCATCTATCCCCGATAGCCTCTTTGCCACCACCCCTACCGAAAGGAAGTACCGATCATGAGAGACTTAAAGAAGATCAAGTTCAAGGAGATTTCCTACGACTTGAATGTTGACCAACTGCAAGGCATCCCCGAAGTCGTTGCGGAGTACCTGATGTCTCACGTTGTGACCATCCACCTAGAAGGCCGCTACCAAGTCGATGGCGGCAACCCGGATGCGGGCGATCAGCCAGCATGGCGCTTGCTCGATTGGAAGATCCTTGCCTTGAGCCTTGACGGGCAAATCCTTGACCATGACGAGCGCGTCCCGTCAGACTTCCCGATGGCGCTTGTGATTAACTCCACCTACTCGCGCCATACGCGGGAGTACCTTGAGGCGCGACCGCCGGAGATGTACGAATGAGATACCTATCTGTCTGTTCAGGCATTGAAGCCGCGACCGTTGCTTGGCATCGGCTTGGCTGGGAGCCTGTTGGATTCTCAGAGATTGAACCCTTCCCAAGCGCGGTTCTCGCGCATCATTACCCTCACGTTCCCAACTTCGGGGACATGACCAAATTTCAGGAGTGGCCGCTAGATGCAGGAGCAATTGACCTTTTGGTGGGAGGAACCCCATGCCAGTCCTTCAGCGTTGCCGGACTCCGGCAAGGACTCCGCGACCCACGCGGAAACCTCATGCTTACCTACCTTGCAATCGCTGCGCGTCTACGGCCTCGATGGGTTGTATGGGAAAACGTCCCCGGTGTCTTGTCATCAAACGGAGGACGGGATTTTGGTTCCTTCCTTGGGGGGTTGGCAGAATTGGGGTATGGGATCTCGTACCGGGTTCTCGACGCTCAATGGGTGCGAACACACGGGCATCCCCATGCCGTCCCGCAGCGCCGGAGACGTGTCTTCGTTGTCGGATGTCTTGGAGACGAAACCGCTGCCGCAAAGGTATTGTTTGAGCGCGAAAGCGTGCAGCGGCATCCTAAAAAGAGCGGAGCGGCGGGGCAAGAAGCTGCCGGAGATGTTGAGGCGAGCGTTGGAGCAGGGTGCTGCTGGGACGGCCCCGTGATGTCAATGGACGAGGAATGCAATCCCGGCATTGAAATGATCGGCCCAATCATTCGCGGCGGCGGTGGTGGTCGGCATGATTGCGTAGCCGTCCCTTACACCAAGTCCAAACGCGCCCAGTCTGACACCGATGACGAGACATGGGTCGAGGGGCAAGTCAACCCCACGCTCTCGCTGTTCGACTGCGGGGACGTGCGGGCGACAACTGTTGCCATTCAAGCTTATTCAGTCCGCGAGGATGCCAAGGCAAACAACTTCAGCGCCACGCCGACCGATGTCGGGCTGACGGTGTCCGCGCTTGTTCCCGGCGTTCAGTCACACCATGCTCAATTATTTATGGCGACCACTTATCCGCTTGACCTACGCAATGCAAAGCGCGATCCCAACAAACTCGACTTACAAAATCGGCAAGGTCTTGGCGTTGGCCAGCCCGGTGACCCATCGCCGACCGTGGATAGATCTGTAGTTCATGGAGTGGCGCAAGCCATGACTGTGCGCCGCCTACTTCCCATTGAATGCGAGCGTTTACAGGGATTTCCCGACGATTACACGCTCATTCCTTGGCGCAAGAAGGCAGCAGAGGATTGCCCGGATGGGCCGAGGTACAAGGCGCTGGGGAACAGCATGGCCGTGAATTGCATGGAATGGATCGGAGAGCGCATTGCCGCCTTTGAGGCGGAGAGAGAAACCACATGAGCGGGCTGCACCAATTCACCACCCCCATCCCGGTAGTCACTTGCGACAACCAAGATGGGTACGCCATCTACGTCCGCGACGGTGGGACGTTTGAAAATGATGTCTGGTGCATCGCTCTCTGTATCGGAGGACACCTACGCCACTACACCACTTCACAACTACGTATTCACCAGAACATGACCTTTAACATTAGGAAAACCAAATATGCACAACCAATACATTGATCCTAAATTTCACGAACTGCTAGACAATGCAGTTACCGAATCGTTTGCCAACATCAAAATTCCTGAGAAACCCAGCCGACTGGGCGCATCAGAAATCAAGCAAGGCCGACTAGAACTCAGACGAGAAGTCATAAGCACACGCGACGCTATTGCAAAGCATCCTGCATTCAAGCAAATGGTTGCTATTGCCCACGAGTGGCTCGCTGCACAGGTTGAACCCGAGCGAGAGCGGCTACGGATTGCACAGGAAGAACACCGAGAACACGTAGCCAAAGCCTTTGAGAAGCTTGACAATTCAGAAGCCAAGTACCAAAAACTGATGGCTGAGTTTGCTGACGCTGACCCAGTAACAAAGAGAATGCAAGCTTGGGCGGACACTATTGACGAGGTGCTTCCGTTAATAGAAGGACAGCAGCACAAGAACGGCTACACCTTTGACCAAGCAATTCGATCTCGCGGGCTGGTGATGGCCGCTCTGGCGGGCATGACAAGTGTTGGAGCGCCATCTACCAAGGAGGAAAAGTAATGGAAGAAGAAGACAACCGATGGGCCCGGCCTGTGCTGCACGATGTGGAATGGAATCGCAAGGACGGCTACCCCGCATGGTTGAGCGAGGATCGCGTCCAGCGCGGGCTGGCTGGCAAGTTCGACCGCCCGGTCTTGGTCATTGTTGGCGGCGACCCCATGCTGCACCAAGTTGACGAGTCCGACGGCAACCCGGTACTCGCCTACTGGCGGGCTTCGGTCTACCTCTTGCAGACCAACCCCGAGGGCATTGAGGGGACGCGGTTCTCTAGCCTGTGCCTCTTTGAAGAGGGAGACACGCAGGACGGGGTACGCGAGGATCTCATGAACCGCGTTGTGAACTTCATCACGAAATGCTCGCCAAACACAAAGGTCGCCCATGTCAACTAACACCATTGCAGGTGGGTTCCTCACCATCACCATCCGTAAGCGTGACGAGTCGATCATCCTGCTTGACGAGGCAGGGGAGCAGGTCGCGCAGATCTTTGCCAACCTGCAAGGATCAAGCAATCACGACCGCATCCGCGTCTCGATCCGAGCTGACCAGCGGTACAAGATCACGCGGTCAAAGGGGGAATCCCGTGTTCAGGATTGACACCTTGACGGTGGAGGGCATCCGCAAGGACAAGAGCAAGGGGATGAAGCAGTCGGACATCGCCCGGAAGTACCGGGTCAGCCGTTCGGCCGTGTGCCGTATCGTCTTGGGGAGTCGCCGCGTTGCGCGGTAGTCAAGGTTTTTGCGGCGATCCCGCCGGGGGGCGTTCCCTCGGCGGGGTCGTTTTATTGTGGGCGCGGCAAATCTTCAAGCGCCCTGCGCCAAAAAAACAGAAGCAAGATACGCTCACCACGGTGAAGCAAGAACTACACCGCATCACATTACAGAACGACCTCTACCGGGGCGAGGGTTAATCATGCGCGGGGACTGGGAAGAGGACATCATTGACCGCATCACGGCAAGCGAGTCCACCGACCCCCTGCTCAAAGAAGCCGCTAGCGAGATCACCTATATGCGCGAGCAGCTCATGGCACAAATCAAAGAAGTCAACCGCGCTCGGCAAGCGCTTCTCGTATGCCAGCGAGCGCAACGTGCTTGAATTCGTAGTTGTTGGAATCGCCGCGCCCCAAGGTTCTAAAACGGCATTCGTGCGCGGCGGCCGCGTTTCGCTCGTGGAGTCATGCGCAAGGGTCAAGCCTTACCGCGCCCTTATTTCCCTCGCCGCAAGCCAAGCGCGTAAAGAACCACCAACGCGGCTACCTGTAGGGATAGGGATTACCTTCGTCTTCGTTCGCCCCAAGAGCCACTACACCAGCAAAGGCGAACTCCGCGCTGGCGTTCCGACCCACCCCGGGAAGCCTGACGTGGACAAACTATGCCGCGCCGTCCTTGATGCCCTTACGGGAATCCTGTACCACGATGACGCGCAGGTCGTTTCCCTGAACGCCACCAAGCAGTACGGGGTTGCGTCGATGACGGCTATTTCGCTCGTCACTTGTTGACACGGATTATATCTTCGTGTATTCTCCCGATGCCCTAGCATTTCGCCGGGGTCGAGTGCGGCGAGCCGCGCAGTCTTGAGAGGACATTATGCAACGAAGTGACACTATTGGGGAGCTAGCGAAGGCGCTGGCGGCCGCAAACTTGGAAATCGTGAACCCCAGCCTTGACGCGGTCAACCCGCATTTCAAGAGCCGCTACGCGAGCCTCGGCGCAATCATCAACGCCGTCCGCCTGCCGCTTGCTCGTCACGGGATCAGCGCCGTGCAGACGGTCAGCACCGATGGCGGGGCGGTTGGGGTAACGACCACCTTGCTCCACGCGAGCGGGGAATGGATGGCAGAGACGGCTATGTCTGCCCTGCCTGACCGCGCTACGGTTCAGCAGCTTGGCTCGATAATTACTTACCTTCGCAGGTACTGCCTAGCCTCTGTGACCAACATCGTAGGGGAAGAGGATCAGGACGGGAACGAGGCAAGCCTGCCAAGCGCACCGCGTAGCGAGCCGCGTAAGCCCTTCAAGCCGCAAGACCCACGGACAGCCGTTCCGCCGCCTCCGACCGCTCCTAAGGCAACCAAGCCCGCTCCTGAGCCTGTGGCGGAAGTCAAGGCGGCAACCAAGGCGCTCGACGCGTACCCGGACGTATACGAGGGGACATTCGACATCCTGCGCGTAGTCGTTCGTGACGGCAAGGCTCACGCCATTCAGGTGGACGGCAAGCACGGCAAGGCGTGGATTGCGACCACCGTGCAGGAGTACGCCGACATGGCGAAAGAACACGTCAACGACTGTATGCAGTTGCAGGTTGAGCGCGTTGGCGACTCGCTCCAGATCATGCAGGTGATCGCATCCAAAAAGGAGATTCCGTTTTGAGCCTCTACCAAATTACGTCGGAAATGCAGTCCATTCTCGATGCCGTCTTGGACGGTGGCATCGACTCGCCCGAGGCGCAGGCCGCGCTCGACGAGCATCTCACGGGTCTAGATGTCGCCCTCGACACCAAGGCCGAGTCCTACGCGGGATTCATTCGTGAGCTAGAGATGCGAGCGGAGTCGAGGGGCAAGGAGGCCTCTCGAATCCGTGCGCTCGCAGCGGCTGACGATGCCCTTGCCACACGCCTCAAGGAAGGGCTAAAGGCGGCAATGGAAACGACTGGGCGGCTCAAGATCGAAACGCCCCGGTTCAAGTTGTCGGTCGCTGGCAATGGCGGGAAGCAGTCGCTACAGATCGACGACGATGCCGTCAAGGGTCTAGAAGTCCCGCTCGTCAAAATCGTCACCGAGCCAAACAAGGAAGCGATCCGGATCGTCCTTGAGGCTGGCGGCGAGATCCCCGGATGCCGCTTGCTCCCTCGCGGGACAAGCCTCCGCATTCGCTAATTACTTTGCCTCTCCCTCGCCGTTGCCTTCGGGTGGCGGCGAGGTTTCTTTTTGCCCAAAGGGAACTAGGCGGTTCAACGCCTCGCGCCGCTTCGCGCACGGGCCGCAGGAGTTCGCCTTGATGCCGACCGCGCTCGTCATCGCCGCGACCACGTCACCAAGTCCGCGCATCCGAGGCGGCGCAACCGTCCCCGGTGCGGGTGGCTGCATTTCCTTTGTCAGCTTGGCGCGGGCAGGGGCAGGCCTAGCGCCAAGGAAGAGCGGCGGGTCAATGATGTTGCCTTCCCGCGTTTCGCGCTGCTCGCAGGTATCGCACTTGGTCGCGTCAAGGTTGCGGGTGCAGAATGGGGACGTTCCAGCCACGCGCCAAGACTTGCAATCAATGATCGGGAGCGAGATGCCGGATACGTTGAGCGTGCCGATGGTCATGATGTGAGGGCGACGATTGAGCCGTCAGACTTGCAATAGATTTTTGGATCTTGGAACGAACGTAAGCAAGGTATCGGGAGCGGGTATTCGATAGCCCACTCGTTGCAGTCCACGGGCTGACCCGGGCAGCACGGCGCTGGCGTGTAGGTAAACGGGTAGGCGTAGCAACCCGTGCGCGGGTCAGGCATTCCCGGGCAGAGCGAAGACCAGCCGTAGACGAGGACAATGTCGTTTCCACCAATATTCACGGTGATGTCATCGAGCGGCCAACCATCGCGGGCTTCGCAGTTGGTCGCGTTTTGATAGAAGCCGATGTCCACACATATCGGGATAGTGCCGTTCCCGTACTCCTGCACGCGCTTCATGGTGTACCGCTCCCCGAACGAATACTCGGGGAAGGACAGGCATTGGATAACGAAGTTGTTCGGGGTCGCGGTAATTGCCGAGATGGACGCGTTGCAAGTGTTCTCGCTTGTCTTACGCCAAGGGTAATCAACGAGCAGGGTCTGCGAGGCGCACGCGTAGTAACGAGGGGACGAGCCAACGAGCGTGACGGTGATGTCTTGGTTCCCGTTCGTGAACTCCACGCGGTCAACCGTGAGGGTGTCGCCCTCAGAGAACCCGGGACGGTCGTTTGCCGTCTGCCAGTCGCAGGTCACGCAGGACTGGCGATTGCCGAACCAGAACCATGCCGACCACGGCGGGATACCGGAAGCCGTCACCAGCGCCCCGATACGCGTGTTGATGCGCTCGGCAATGTGCGCGGCGTTGCCTGAGAAGATCACGATGTCAAGACCGCAGACACTCAGTTTGGGCGCTCCAAGCGTTCCCCAGCCCGTTGCGACCGTGTTCTGTTGGTCGATGTGGACAATACCGGACGAGCCAAGGAACAGGGCATTGAGCGCCGCCTGAGCGCCCGGGCTTTCGGGGTCGATCCCCGGCGCAAAGCAGGCCGGGAACACGATGGTCATGATGTCCTCTTCGTGGACGGGGCATCCGAAACTGCCGAGCGAGTAGCACGTCCGCACGTCGTAAGTCTCAAAGCGATCCTCGAAACTGTCGCAGTAGTCCGGCAGGTCGTCACAGATCGGGGTATTGCCGCAGCAATCACCCTCCGGCTCGCAGTCTGGGCAAGTCATGTATTGGACGTAGGACTGGGTAACTTGGTTCGGGCAGTTGGCTGGGCTGACCGGGTCGCGGACGGTGCAGAAGCCCATCTCCTGCGACATACCTACGTCGAGGCTGACGATCTCTACTGGCGGGCCGTGGTCGCAACGAACGTCCGCAGGAACGCCAATCGTCTCAATGCAGGTGCGGGCGGAGCTTGCAATGGTGACGCTTTTTCCCTTGACCGTGCCAGCCTGATCCTTGAAGTCGTAGCACTCGGCTACCAATTCCTCGCAGGGTAGTTGCGGGTTGTTGGCAATCGCGGGGCCGTACTCGGGGATTTGGATGTTCGCAATGCCGCCCGGGTTCCCTTGCTGCTGGGGATCTGCATAGCAACACGGGTTCTCCCCTACAACACGGTTCTTGATCTCGACTAGATAGCCCACGTTGACCGGGTAAATTGAGAGCGGGTTCGGGCAGGGCAGCGCCTCGAAATTGGTCAGGATGTAAATACAGCAGTCGTAGGAGATGTAGTAGCACTTGGTCGCAATGTCTGGCGGGTCGGGAATGCCTATCGAAATGAGATAGCCGACGCAGAACTCAATGCGGTCAGGAGCCTGCTCACAATCAGGGGCGCAGCAATAATCGGCGAAATAGTCGGTGCATTTGAGGGCGTACCAAAGCACGCCGGGGTTGCAGCAACACGAAACCGCCGGGAGTGCGCTCACGCGACGATGACAATGCAGAGGGCGAGGATCACAACGCGGATCACTTGCTTGCCTTCTTGGTGGCGAGATACCAGCCTGCGCCGAAAGCAATGGCAGCTGCGGCGAGGGCGAACCAAATTGAACCGAGGAGGCTAGAGAAGTCTGCGAGGATCATGTTTATGCCTTTCGTCGTGTCTGGGCTTTTCTGAATGCGGCATCAAACATCGGATCTTGTGCGCGCATTGCTGCAATGTACTCTCGATCCCCTTCGGGACGATTGGGGTCTAGCATATCGACCGCCAACTCCGCCGCAACTACTTTCCGGCGAGGAAGCCAACCAATTGCCACCCGGATGGCTGACCCTATCCCGGTCTGCCATAGGACAATGACGAGCGCCACGGCCACCAATGCAATAGCCCCATAGGTCAGCATGGTCATCCATGCGGGGGTTTTGTCCTCTACCCCGGACAGGCTGACGTGAATCCCGGACGCGAGCGCGTCAATACGGGTAGCCCGGGCAACGACCTCCGGATCTCCGGTTTCCGTCCCGCGCTGGATCAGCCCCTGCGCCTCGGCGCGGATGTCGTTGGAGGACTGCGCGATACGCTGCACGGGGCTACAACCCGCGAGGAGGACGAGCATGGCGACCATGAGCCACCAACGGCTCAACGCTTCTCGATACGCGTGACGCGATCTTCTAGCCCGCGCACGCGCTCCCCAATAACTTGAATCTGTGCGTTGCCAGCGGTCGCTAGTTCTTGGATCTTGCCAAGGTCGCCCGCCATCTTTTCGAGGCTCTTGGTCTGCTGCTCGTCGCGTTCCGAACGGCTCCCAGCGTAGACAAGCGCGGCCACTAAAGCCGTGACCGCCACGAAGAACTGGGCAAAGCGAAGCCATCGGTCGATAGATGAAGCGGTTTCTATGGTCATTTGTATGCGTTAGAATTCTGAAATTACCACGATGATTCCTGCGCCGCCTGCGCCACCCGCGCCCGTTGCAACGGTAGCCGCGCCCGATCCACCACCACCTGAGCCGTAGATTCCTGCGCCGCCTGCAACGCTCGTACCGCCAATGGAGGGCGATCCGCCGCCACCTGAGCCGTAGTACCCAACCGCTGAACCTGCGCCACCCGTATTTGTTCCGCCTGTACCAATACGAAGACGCGTGCCACCTGTGCCGCCAGCGAACGCCGTACCGCCCGAAGGCATTCCGCCGCCACCACCGCCGCCGGGAGCGCCAACGCTGTAGCCAGCCGTTGCGCCTACCGAGCTTGCTGTGCCGCCCGCGCCGCCTGCGCCGCCGATATAGAGCGCGTCGCCTGCTGTGCTAGCCGCGCCACCCGCGCCACCACTAGCAGTACCTGCCGCACCAGCAAGACCACCGACCGCGTACGCGTAGGTGATTCCCGCGCTAATAGCCGTAGAGATTCCGCCCGCTACGCCTGTGTTCCCCGTATTTGGAGCCGCTACGCCTGCGCCGCCTGTTCCAGCCGCGCCGACTGTCAGCGTAAGGGTTGCCGGAAGGTCTGCCGCTGCGTACTTGATAGCCGTAATTCCTGCACCACCGCCACCACCGCCGCCACCCTTGTTGCCGGATGCGTGCGCGTGACCGCTACCGCCGCCACCGCCGCCACCAATACAGATGATTTCCACGGCCTTGCAGCCGATGGGCTTCGTCCATGTCGCTGCCCCGGCGGTTGTGAATGCTTGAACATCGGTCACGGGCTGCGACTGCCACTCAGTTGACCCAAGGACATAGACGAGCGAGTCGCCGCTTGCTGGGGCAGATGACTGCACCGCTACGCCTTGCAGCTTTGCCACCACAGGAGCCGGATATGTCCCGCTCAAATCCCCAGTTGCCGACCCGTTCGGGGCGCGTGAATCAGTCAGCCGAGCATCGTTACCAACGCAAGCGGTACTACTGCTTGTGCCATAGGCAACGGTGAAGGTGCGGTTCGCGGACAGGTCGCCGCCGCCCGTCAAACCCGTGCCAGCGGTCATGGTCGTTGCGCCGAGTGCCTTGGCAGCAAGGGCTGCAACTAGCCCGGTGATCTGTGACTGTGCAAGGGTTAGTGGATCAGATCCGGCCGATGCGTGCGTAGTGGCGTGCGTTGTGCTTGCCTTGAGCGCAAGATCAGACACCAAGCTAGTGACCTGCGCCTGCGTGATTGTGATGGCATCAGCCCCCGCCGCGCCGTGTGTGCTAGCGTGTGTTGATGGGGTGCGGGCGTTGCTCAGTCTGGCATCGTTACCCACGCACGCGGTAGTTCCTGACGTGCCGTAGGAGACGTTTAGCGTGACATCAGCCGACAGCGCCCCGCCTCCGCTCATGCCCGTGCCAGCGATCACCTGCCGCGTACCTGCTACCTTGGCCGCAAGATCTGTACCAAGGTTGGTGATCTGCGCTTGCGACAGGGTCAACGGGTCAGACCCAGCCACCGTGTGGGTGCTAGCGTGAGCGGCTGGGGTTCGCGTGTTTGTGAGCCGAGCATCGTTGCCTTCGCAAATTGTGCTAGCCGCCGTTCCAAAGCTCGCGGCAATAGTTCCCGTCCCGGTGATTGTTCCCCCGGTCAAGCCTGTGCCAGCGGTGATGGCGGATACCGCCCCTACATTGATGACTACGTCAGCCATTAAACTGCTCCTGCTTTGGTGTTTACTTGAGCAGCGCCGAGCGAGATAAGCCGCTTAGTGACGCTGGAAGGGAAGAAGATGTCGAAGTCGTACCGAGCGCTGCCAAGGGGCATAGTCGCGGTCGTAGCGGCTGGGACGATGATTGTCCCGACCGTCTTTGTGCCGTTCAGGGTAATCATGGGCGGCGACCCTGTAAGGCTTGAGGCGACAAGGAAGCCAGCCACGTCAGGCTGCGAGACGGTCAAGCGCCACTCGGTAGCTGTGCTGAGGGCGGGGTAGGATGACGGCCACGTCCCTACGCTGACCGTCTCTTGGTACTCGCCGCCCCTTGAGAAGATGATGTTCCATCGCTGATTCATTTCCGCTCCTTGCTTGGTTCAACCTACTGCTGTTCGGTGCAAGTTACCTTAACCGCGTTCGGCATTGAGAACCAATACTGCGGTTCGTAGGGAGGAGTTGGCATTCCTTGATCCGTGTGCGTTGGGAACTGCTCAACCATATGAACGATGGTGTCGTTGCAGATCGGGAGCGCCTCAACGGTCGCGTTCAGGTAGTGCGACTGAAGCACCCCGGGCGCAATGCGGGTCGGGCTGGTGTTGCCGTTCTCGGCCATGTTTCGGGCAACGACTGCGCCCGCTGCCGTGCGGGCGTATGCCCCTATGGAGACACTCGGGGTAGCGCCTACGGTTGGGTTCGGCTCAACCTCCACAAACGAATACGCCCAGCGCCAGTTGCCGTAGGAGAATGACCCCGTAATTCGAGCCGGGAACGAGCGGCACATGGGCGGCGGTACGTCGATGATGGTCGCCCCAACGCAGTTGCGGTACGCCTGCGCGTTGCCCTTGGCGGTGACGATGTCCCTCGGATCGTTCCAGCTCGTCCCCTGCAACCCGAAACGCCAATCGGTCTCGTCCGCCGAGGAGATGGTGTACGGCGACCATTCCCCGTCAATGACCGCGAGGCGGTAGGAGACGTTCCCAAGCTGCCCGATGGTTACCGTTGTTGACGTGTACCACGGAATCCAACCAGCCCAAACCGTCCGCCCGAAGGGGATGTTTGAGTTCCGGGAAGCGTAATCGTCCCGGATCTTGGTCGAGAGCGGGGTCGGGTTCCAACCCGGGGTACTTGTCAAAACCGCCCCAGTACTGTCCTGCACCACAATCGACGCGTCCGTGATGTAGGCCGCTCCAATGTCGTTCGGAGCGCGGGTAAAGGTCGCCGCCGACCCTGCCGCGTAGACTTGGTTCGTTGTGAAACTCTGCCCCACGGCGGGGACGTTGGCAAGGGTGCAGTTGTCGTAGTAGGTCAAACCTTCAACCATGCGCTGGGGGAACACGGTGCTACAGGTCAACGGGGCGCGAGCCTGATACCCGGTCGCGTTGTAGAGGGAAACGAGTACGTTTGTGCTAGTCGATGCGCCATTGACGGGCTGCATACCCCCGCGCATAGCGGTCTGGTAGAGCTGCATCCGGGTGTTGTATTGCGCCTTCAGGTTCGACCGGGAAATGAATCGAGTCACCGACCCGTCGCTGATGATGATCTGCTGATTGGCTACCGCGACCGCATCCAGCACCATAGCAAGGCTGACGTTCGGGGAGCCGTACAGGTCACTCAGCCGCCTCATGTACTCCGGGCTTTGCACCGTAAACCCAGTTGGGGCGGTCAGGTTGTCGGCGCTTGCCGCCGTACCAATCTCTGCAAGGAGCTGCGTGTAGGTCAGAATCGGGGTAACCGAGTTCGCGTCGTTGACCTGCCAGCGACCATCGGACGACCACGTTTGGGCAAGGGCAATACCAAGGACGGCCGCCGATGAGAACTGCCAGTACCAACGCTCGTCCACTAGTTCCACCAACACCGCGCCGCCCTGCTGCGTCCAAAAGAACGGCTGCGGAGGTCGAGCGTACAAGCCGCTAATGACCACCGACAAGCCGCTTGAATCCTCAAGGGTCAGGGATACGGTGGTGACTGCAAACAGCGCCGCCACCTGAGTCGATGCAATCAAGAAGCTGGCGCGGATGTTCTGCGTCATCCCGACCGGGACATCAACCGAGAACAGGTCAGCCTCTGGTATGCCGATTTGCCGCGCCGTGTCCTGCATAACAGCGTCAGGCAAGAGGACGGGAATGATCGTCTGCCCTGCGGTGATGTACGCTTGTACGCCCATTACGCGTAATCCTGTGCCGTGCCGACTTGATAAGCCTGCGCGTCACTACCGAGCGCAAGAACCGATGCGCCCGGGGTCTGTACGTCAGGGTCGTATCCAAGGGTGAGCGGAGCCGCAACGCTGGGACTTGCGCCTGTCGGCCACCATTGCCGACGACCTGCCACGGTCGAATAGCCGTTGCTCGTTGCGCCGCCGCCGTCATACGACTCAAGCGTGCGGGTGTAGACACCGATAAACGTCCGATTTCCGCCCTGATCCACTTCGCCGAAATTGACCTTCCAGTCATCGGTGACAACTATGAACCCGCTCGGGATCGGGCGGAAGGTTCGGACGGGAGGGATGTTCGTCCGCTTGACGATGGTTGTCTCTTCAACCATAACGACCGCCTTGCCCGTCTGGAAGACAAAGTCGGAGCCTTCGGTGTAGAGCGTTTGCAGTCGGTGCATCCGCGTCTGGGTGTTTACCTTGGTAGAGGTGACCGCTTGGTCAACGGAAGTGACAACCCCTTGATTGTTGTATTCAGCAATAGGGGTTTGAAACGGCCCGGTAGACATGGTTGCGTTGGCGGTCGCAAGTTCCGTATCTGGAATCGCAATGCTGATGGTCGGCGTACCGGGGCTGCAATAGTCGGTGATGACTGCGATACAAGACGACACCGCTATGGTCTGGGTGGTCTGCGCCTTTGCGCTTGTGCCGTTTCCGTACCAATGCGGGACACCAGCCACGCCTCGATAAGGGCCGTATGGATCGGAGTAGGTCGGGCATGACCTGCCAACCGTGAAGAATTTGCCGATGTACTGCGCGAGCGGAACAGACCCGTTTACAACACCCACAATGTCCGTACCAACGGCTGGGGAAAGGGCTTCAAGTTCAAACCTGATCTTGGCCTTCTTGAACATATCCTGCTCGGTCACCACAAGCCGCAAGATCTTGCAGCGCACAAAATTGATGCGGGACTGCGCCAGCACAACCGCCGACCAAATCATGTGCCGCACGTCCCCGGTGACATCGCCTTCAAGGTCGCAGTTGAACTTAAGCGTTGCATATGTCAGGTTGGACGCGTTGCGTTCATAGGTGAAATCAGCAGACCCGGTAAACGCGCTATCTGGCAATGCCGTCCGGGCGTTGGAATCGGTTATTTCGTAGATGAGCGTGTTGCCTGTTTCGTTGTAGGCAAACGTCTGCGAGTCGCGCCGCCAATTCCCCTCCATAGTCATAACTGGCAGAATGGCGCGACGGAACAGATCCGCCCACGGGGCTTTATTGATGACCTGCCCAACCGTCCCATTGAGAGCGGCCGATGTGCCCGCCGCTGTCGCGCCAAGGTTCACCACTAGCGTTCCGGATACTGTTCGCGTGATGTGACCAGCCGCATCAAGAGAGAACCGCGAAGTCCAACGGTGCGAAACGATTGGATAAGCCAAGTCATTAGGATTGAACGCAATCGCAGCCATAACGCTGAAATTGCAGATTGCCGCGCGAATGCCAGCAATCTCTGTAGTTGTGATGGTTACCAATGGGCCGCGAAGCGCATCCGGAGCCGCGACGTTAAAGAGAATTTCGTTTCCTTCGGGCGTTTCGCAGGTTAACAGCACATTGCTGACTTGTCCCGGCCCGGCCCGGTTAAGGTCTTGCAGTTCGTTATAAGTGTTCAACCCATCCGCAATCAAACCACTACCGGAAACGTGTATTTCGTAACGGATCAGCGTGTATCCGTCTTCGGCGTAAATCGGTCGCCACTCATAGGACGAGATATTTGCCTTGTAGATCTCGTAAATGTTGCTGTCGTATACGAAGCTTAAAGTGGTACTCATTAGATTTTCGCTCCCATCAGGGCTAGGTCTGCAAGGAACGGGGCGTTTAGCGCCTTGTAATTATTAGAGTCTGGAGTCTTGCGGTTGATGGCTCGCAGTTCAGTTGCAATGTCTTTCCACATTTTGACAATTGGAGATTCTGGGTTTGCCCAGTCAAACAAATCAAGACCGCCAGCAGGCACAAACTTGCGAGCGGCTTCGCGTGATGCGCCTGCGTAGGTTGCATACTTTGACGCTTCGGCCATGTAGTTCGCCAACGTAGCCATGACGTTAATGATCTTGGGCAGGCTACGGACAATGCTTTCCAAGATGTCCCCTAGCAGCTTCGTGATCGGGCGAAGGAATACCGACCCCATAGAAGCAAGCACCGTCTTGATCTCAAGCGTAGCCCGGTCAACCCGTCCCGCTTCTTTGATCTGCGACCCGATGCTTCCGCCATACTGACTGCCAAGCCGGAACTTGGTCAACATCATGGTGATTTCATTCCCCATCTCTGCCATCTGAATGCCCGGGCTGTATTCGCGGATTTCGCCAGCCGTCTCCATGATGAACTTATGCAGAGACAGAAGGGCATCGGCGACCGCCTTCACCACCGAAATCAATACCCCAAACGCGGCAGCGGCTACCCCAATAGCCATACCAATCCCAGCCAATGCTTTTCCTACCATCCCAATCGCTCCGTCTACTGCCCTGCCAGCGGAATCAAGTGCCTTGTTCATGCCTTGCCCAAGAATGGACTTGACCGCTCCGGCTCCCGATGACGCGCCACCAGCCGCAGCACCGCCAGCAGACGACCCGCCGCCCTCGTTGATGTCGATAGTGATCTTGCCAAGGTCTTGCATTATTGAACCTCCCATGTCATTTCAAACGCGCACAGGAAAGTCTCGGTTCCACGCATCCAGCCGACCGCCTCGTCTACCGCCTCGATCTGTCCACCGCTGCGCCATGTGAGCGGGATGGTCAGCCGACCGCCGAGCGTGTTCTGGATCAGGAGCGTGCGTAGCCCGTCAATGAATTGCTCAATTCCCTCATCCCCAGCAATGCGTTCCGTGCCTCGGTTGGTGTTGTCGAGCAGGCCGCGCCACCAGACCGTAATCTGAATCGTTGACTCAAGCAGACCAACGCCGCTACGAGGGTGCAGGGCAGCGTCGCCGCTCGGGACGATCTGTACCGCATACTGGGCAAGCATCTCGTCTCCGGGCTTCTCCGCCACATACACGGCATCCCCGTAGTTGTTCGCGGACATCCAATTTCGGATCTCGTCACGCAGCGCAAGCCAAATGCCCGAGTTGCTTTGCACGGTCATCGTTGCTCTACCGCCTTGCTGTGTTCGATTTGCATACG